GTTACACCATGGTAATCATTTGTTACCTCGGTGGTTGTGAGTGATGTACCAGGAAGAGTTGTTTCTGAACAGAGAAGCTCTAAGTTATCTCCATCAGAGTTGTAAACAACACCTCTGGAGTTAATAAAACGTCGTACACTTGGTGGTGGTTGAATCTTAACTTGATAAACGGATGTCTGAGCAAGATTCAACATCTTACTTTTCAACTGCCCAGTCCTATATGAATTGGGAACTGCTCCAGCCATCTATAAATAAACTTGACTACTATTACTATGTATGTGAGTTTTGGGAAAAAGTATTAAGTCAAAGTTCAAACCATCGAATCCAGACAAATACATGGGTGATCCCAACAATATTATTTGTCGTTCATCTTGGGAGAGAAAATTCTGTAACTGGTGTGATAAACAACCAAATGTATTGAAGTGGGCTTCTGAAGAATTCAGTATCCCCTATGTGTCACCAGCTGATGGTAAAGTCCACAGATACTTCCCTGATTTCTTAGTTGAATTCAAGGAAACCAATGGTAAGACTAAGAGACAGATCATTGAAGTCAAACCTAAACGACAGACCAAACCTCCTGAAAAGAAGGGAAGGGTAACTAAATCATATCTGTATGAAGCAGCCACCTATGAAATCAATATGGCAAAGTGGAAGGCGGTCAGTGAGTTTGCTAAAGACAATGGTATTGAATTCAAAATCATAACAGAAGATGAGTTAGGTATCAAACAACATGGAAGAGGAACAGGAACAGTACCTAAGAAGCGATACCCTAAGAACAGAAGATCTCATTGATGTCTGTGAAGGTCTAACTGACCCTGATGATAAGATGACAGAAGTTCTTGAGAGACTATCTGAAGTTGAAGTCGTTCCTGATGTAGGTAGATACTATACGTTTATCTATAGACCTAAGACTCCTCGAATTCGTTATGATGAATACCCACTCATTGCCTGTACCGATGTCAATCGATGGGGATTCAAAGGTCTAAACTATCACTGGGGTTCGTGGAGAAACTACACATGGGAAGAGGTACAAAGTAATCTCCATGTAGTTTACCCAAGAGAACTTGAAGACCTAAGGTCTATCAATTATCAGAAATTTGATCTAAATATCTAAAAAGGATAAATGGCGACAGACACTTCTGGTTGGAAACAAGAAACCGCAGGAACTAGTACTTATAATCATAAGTTTAGTCATCCCTTTGGTCCGCCTGCCAATAAAGAAAAGCAGAAGGTAATCGTAACAACAAATGTAGGAAGTGGTGACTTCAAAGTATCAGCCACTGGTCCAAAAAGAGGAGGTCTAGAAGGTTTCCCTGTGGGTGTTGACATTCCCATCTATAGTTTTAATGCCGCATCCAATAAGATAACCGTCCTCAATAAGAAGTACTTCAATAATATGTACGCTGGGAGTGGCACTAGGAACGAAACATTAAAAGATCTTAATAGTAAGACAAAAATTAATACACTCTCAATTGCCGTTGCTAAGGCTGACACAGAACCAGAACAAGAACTTTTAAACCAACTGAAAGGATATAAATCATATAAATCAGCAAAGAATGTAGTTGAAATTGAACCCCAGACAATCACAGTAGGACCTCCAGGAAGTAACACTAAGGGATCTGGAGCTAGAAGAGGAGATGGTGGTGGTAGAAACTCTGGTTCTGGTGGAGGTGATGGTAGAAACGGTTTCTTCAACATTGGTCCCAATGATGATTTCTTTTTCACCATAGGAGACTTTGCTACCTATGGAGTGTACGATGGTTTCAGTCTGAGTACAATACAACCCGACAGATCTGGTAGTAAGAAACTCAAACAAGGTAGTTACTATAGATATCCAGAGGGTAGAATTCCAAACCTTGGATATGATTACATTCAGATCACATCATATGAATATGTACCTGTTGGTTTAGCTAAACCAGTTGACGCAGATGGCAACATACTTGACGTAACAAAACCACTAGAACGAGGAAGTATAAAAAATTACAAGAGTAGTTCAAGAACTGAGGAACAAATATTTCAAAACCCCATCAATATTATTCAACTACCAATGACTGGTGGTATCTCTGATAATAGTTCTGTATCATGGAGTTCAGATACACTCAATGAATTAAACAATATCGCTGCTGGTATTGCTCAGAATAGAATCATGCAAGCTGGCACTGATGGTAGTAATCCCTTCACATCAGTTGTTGGTGCAGGAATGGATGTCATGAATGTAGCTAACAGCTTGTTATCAGGAGAAGGTGGTCCTGATATAAAGAAAGCTCTCTCACTTTACTTCGCTGGACAAGCAGCTCAGGCACCCAAAGCTCTACAAAGAGAAACGGGTAAGATGATCAACAATAACATGGAGTTATTATTCAATGGTCCAACTCTCAGAACATTCCAGTTCACATTTAAGTTGAGACCTAGAAGTGAATCTGAAGCTGAACTTTGTAGAGGTATCATCAAGGCTCTGAAGAGAGACATGGCAGCAAGAAAGTCTGACAATAGAATGTTCCTTGAGACACCAAGAATCTTCAATATCCAATACATATATCAGGCACAAGGTGGTGGTATTGATGGTTCTGACCTCCTCACAATGACTGAACACCCATATATGAATAAGATTAAACCATGTGCTCTTACATCATTGAACGTGAATTACACACCTGATGGTTCCTACATGACCTATGAAACCAATGGTTCTATGGTTGGATACGATTTACAGATGTCATTCCAAGAGATTGAACCAGTCTACAACACTGATCAAGAAGAACAAGCAGACAAAGACAACATGGGATTCTAATGGCTAAAAAGTATTTCCGATACGTTCCAGACTTCAACTACGTCAGTAGATTAGAAGGCAAAAAGAATATCAATGACTATGAAGTCACCAAAAATCTCTTCAAGAGAGTAAAGATCAAGTCAGAGATCTTCAATGACCTGACATACTTTACCAAGTATAAGATCGTAGGTGATGACAGACCAGACAATGTCTCCTATGAGATCTATGGTACTACAGACTATGATTGGTTGATTCTGTTGTCTAATAACATTATAAATGTAGGATCCGAATGGCCTTTGACACAAGAGTCATTCGTCAATTACATGACAAGGAAGTATGGTGAAGAAGAAAACTTCTATAAAGCACATCACTATGAGACTGTTGAGGTCAAAGATAGTATTGGAAGAGTCATCGTCAGACCTGGTCTCCAAGTACCAAAAGATTATACCATCAGATACTATGACAGTGGTTTAGATGCTCAAGTATCAACCACCAATATAGTGAAAGAGTATTCAAACTATGAATATGAGATGGAGATTCAAGATAACAATAGAAATATCTTTGTGATAAAGAGAGAATACATTGGTGTAGTTCTTGATGACATTGAAAGAATCATGCCATACAAACAGGGTTCCACACAGTATCGTGCTGACAACCTTGTACAAGGTGACAACATCAGACTCTACACATAAAAAAGTAATAGGCGTAAAAATACCCCAGAAAAATTTTCCTGGGGTAAATGAAATCAAATATCGATTTTCAAATCAGCTGTCAGCCAACTTAGCGAAGTAAGACATGGGATCATCATCGTCATCAGATGACGAGGAGGGTTCCGTGGTCTTTGATGCCTGATAGGAGTCCTCAAGTTTCTTCAGAACTTCTTCCTCAGATACTTTCTTCTCTTCTACTGCTGCGTAGTTGTCATACTCAGTCTCTTCCTGAGGAGCTGAACGCTTCTTGGTTCCCAGGACATAGTCCATACGCTTCTTCAGGTCATCATAGGACTTGAATTGATCAGGTGCAACCAGAGCTGCGAGTGAATACTCTTTCTTCCAGATGGCTTCCAGAGCATCATCGTCGTCCAGGAGAGGAGACACACGGTCGAACTCAGAACTATCATAGTTCCAGTAACCAGCAACCTTCTTCAGTTTCAGTTTGAAGTTAGCACCCTGCCAGAAATCGAAAGGATTGATGGGGGTTTCATCTTCAAACTCAGGTTGCATTGCTTCCATGATCTTGTCGAAGATCTTCTTACCGAACTTGTACAGGAAGACCTTACCCTCATTCTGAGGATTGGCTTTGTCCTGAACAACATAGATGTTCGCGTAGAAGGAAAGTTTACGCTTTTGCTTACGAACAATATCCTTGTTCGCGTCTGTACCACTGTTCCACAGTTCACGGTTCAGTTCACCGACAGGGTCCTTACCACCAATGGTAGTCAAGGAGTTTTCGATGTACCAACCACCAGGACCTTGGAAGGCGTGGGAGAACAGTTTGACCCAGGGGAGATCTTCTCCATCGGGTGCGGGGAGGAATCGGATGACTGCATATCCATTGCCAGTCTTATCCATCTCTGGCTTCCACAGACGTTCGTCTGCTCCTCCACCAGTGTTGTTTTGCTTCTCAACTTCTTTTACAAGCTTGGCTGTGAGGTTGCCAAGAGAAGACTGCTTCTTGAGATCATTGAATCCCATTGTGTTACCTCGTATTGAACGTATTTGGCTTTTGTCCCGTAG